CTACTCATCTGACGCAGCAGTTGACCCATACAATGCACAGCAGTTTGCTGAGAGCATGGAGCAGCAGGGTGTGCGGGTGTTTGCTATGCCACAGACAACGAGACACTTTAATGAGCCTATCAATGAGCTGCGACAGGCTATGGCGGACGGCAGGTTTACACACGACGGCAATCCTCTGCTGAGGTGGTGCCTGGGTAACGCTGTTGCAGTTCGGGATCGCTCTGACCGCTGGATGTATGACAAGGCCAGCTCAAGTCAGAAGATCGACCCGCTTGTGGCGTTAACCATGGCCTTTGGTCGTGCGATGATGGGTAAGGGCAAGTCAGACGGAAACATATTTGTAACTTAGTGCGGGTGCAGCGAAGGCTAGTATCCCATAACTTTAACAGAGAAAGAGAAATGAAACTAGGAAGAACCTTTAAGGCGTTATCGTCTGCCAAGAACCCAGCCCAGTGGCTGGTAGAGGCATTCGGTGGCAAGCCAAGCAAGACGGGCGTCAATGTGACCATCGAGTCATCTCTTGGTCTTGCACCTGTTACATATGCTGTAAACAAGATCAGCGGACACGTCGCACAGTTGCCTATCCAGATCAGAAAGATGGAAAAGGATGGCGGCTATGAGATGCAGTACAACAACATCTACCGCCTGCTTAACAAGAGGCCAAATGATGTGATGACAGCGTACCAGATGAAAGAGATCATGATGGTCCACGCCCTCATGGCTGGCAACGGTCGTGCATACATTGAGCGTAACAGCAATGGAACGCCTATCAGCCTGATTCCTATCATGCCATACAACTGCCAGACCATGCTGGTTGACGGACAGAAGTGGCACCTTGTGACACCAGAGGCTGGGACCACTCAGGACCGCCTACCACTCAACCTGAAGAACGGGCAGTATTACAAGATCCCTGACCGTGACATGGTTCACGTCATGAACACCAGTTATAACGGTATCTGGGGCATGCACGTGATCGATATTGCTAGAGACGTGTTCGGCCTGACGCAGGCTGGTCAAGAGGGTGCTGCAGTCAGTATCGCCAACAACTCCAAGCCCAGCATGTTGCTTGAGGCACCACAGGGCATGTTCCGATCTGCCAAGGATGCTAAGGAGTTCTTGGACGCATTCAATGCAAAGCATGAGGGGTTGGACAACAGCGGTAAGGCTGGCCTGCTCCGTGATGGGATGTCTGCGACTGTGCTGCCAATGACCTCGGCAGACAGCCAGTTCCTTCAGCAGCGTAACTTCCAACGTGAAGAGATTGCACTGCTGTTTGGCTTGGAGAGCATCTTGGGTGACACGACTGGCACACAGTACAAGTCTGTCTCTGAGCGAAACACGTCGTACATCGACAACTGCCTGAACCGATGGTTCGCCAAGTGGCAGCAAGAGATTGATGTCAAGTTGTTGCCATACGGCAACCTTGAGTCAAAGTTCAACACAGCAGAATTGATGAACGGTGACCCGAACACCATTGCTGACTACACGAACAAGTTGGCAGTTCAGGGCATCAACACGATCAATGAACTCCGTTCCCTGCATGGGTTTGGTCCCATCGAGGGCGGGGAAGAGATTGCCTACGCCAACCGTGGTGCAGAGCAAGAAGCAGAGCCAGATGGCCAGAACCCTGACGAAGACAAACCCGAAACCCCCGAAGACAAGGACACCTCCGATGAGGCTTGAAACCAATACTGACAACAAGACAATCACCATGCGTGGTCCCATCGGGGACTTCGACGGTGGCATATCCGCAGACGACTTCAGGGACTGCCTGAAGGACCACGCAGGTGCAGACGTGACGATCCACCTAGACTCACAGGGCGGAAGCGTCTCTGACGGTCTGGCGATGTACAACGCGATCATGCAGCACGAGGGCGAGGTGACGGTTCACATCGACACTATTGCCGCCTCGATTGCCACTGTGATAGCGTCTGCTGCCTCGAAAGTGATCATCAACAGCAACGCAAAGTACATGATCCACCGGTGCTGGACACAGGCCATGGGTAACTGCAAGGACTTCAGAAGCACCGCAGATATCATGGAGATGATGGACTCAGACATTGCTGAGACATACGCAGAACGCACAGGTCGTGACAAGGAAGAACTCCTTGCCATGATGGACGCAGAGACGTGGATGGACGCAGACGAGGCCCTAGCACAGGGATTTGTTGACGAAATCCACAAGGTGGAGCGTAAACCAAAGCCAAAGGCTGAGGCTGCACTGCCAGAGGTGATGGCTATCTCGCCATTTGCCGTGGCAATCAAGGCCAAAGCGACCGCCAGACGGATGAAAATGAACCTCAAGAAATAGTCATTTAGGCTATTGTATAATAACACCCGTCTGGGAAACTTCTAATTTCACTAACTACTAACATGGAAACAACCATGCAAAGACTCCCTGAAATCGCTGCTCGCCTTGAAGCAATCAGCGTCGAGGTCGAGGCTCTCAGCGACGTTGCCTTAACTGAAGGCAACGAAGCAGAAGCTACCCTTGCACAGATCGAAGCACTTGATACCGAGTTCAACGGACTCAAAGATGAGCAAGTGCGTCTTGAAAAAGTACAGGCACGTATCGATGAGATCGTTGCCTCCCGCGTAACTCCCCTCGCCCCAGCAGTTGAGCCTGAGGCATCCATCGAACCTGAACTTAACGAAGAGAAAAAAGAGATGATTCCAGCACAAGCCAAGTACAACAAGTCAAAAGTATTCGCAACAAGCGAAGACGCATACACCGCAGGCATGTTCCTTGCATCCATCGGTGGCGACCGCAAGGCCAAAGACTTCATGGCAGCACAGAGCGAAGGCACCGACGACAAGGGTGGTTTCACCGTGCCCACACCTTTAGCATCAGAATTGATCAACTTGGTTGAAGAATATGGCGTTGCACGTAACGTATGCCGTCGCGTTGTCATGGGTGCGTTGACTTGGTCGGTTCCTAAGTTGGTCGGACACAGCACGATCTACTATCCTTCAGAGGCTCAGGCTTTGACGGAAAGCGATCTTACTTTCTCTCAGATCACCATGACAGCAAAGAAGATGGCTGGACTTGTGAAGATGTCAACAGAAATCTCTGAAGACAGTATCATCTCGATGACTGACACTATCGTTCGTGACTTGGCTTGGGGCTTCGCAAAAGCAGAAGACGAGAACCTGTTCACAGGCGGAAGTCTTTACACTGGCGGAATCGAAGGCGACTCCGGAATCGCTGACAGCAACGTAGCAAGCGTTGGAGCATTGGCTCTTACTGACCTGACTCAGGTTGTTGTTGCTGCTGGACAAGAGCGTGGCTTGAACCACCAGTGGTACATGTCCCCAACACTCTGGAATGGTCAGATCCGTGACCTTCTGAACGCTGCTGGCGGAAACCAAGATGCAAACATCGTTTCCGGCGTTGCTCCATCACTGTTCGGCTACAAAGTCAACTTGGTAAACGCAATGCCAGGTGCCGCTGCAACTTCGGGCGACCTGCTCGCTGTCTTCGGTGACCTTAGCGTTTCTCACTACTTCGGTGACCGTCGTGCGTTGAACTTCAACGTCCTTCGCGAGTTGTTCGCTGTGAACGATCAAGTGGCTATCACTTGCACGCAGCGTATCGATATCGCAAGCGTGAACCCAGAAGTTCTCAGCAAACTGACCGTTGCTTAATTAAGTGAAGGTTAAAATTTTACGCCCCTGCCTCGGTCATGAGGTGGGGGCCATTGTGGTTCTATCTAACATCGGTGTTGCTAGAACCTTGATCTCTTTCGGTAACTGTGAGGAAGTCAAAGATGAACCCAAGTTGGACGCTGACGAGAACGTCAAGCCCAAGCGGACTCGCAGTAAGTCTTCAAGAAGCAAAAAATCATCTTAGAGTCTCTGGCAACAGCCAAGACGACGAGATCACACTTCTGATTGAGGCATCGACAGAGAAGTTAGAACGAGACATTAACCGTGGCATTATCTCGGCAACTTGGCAGCAGGCTATGTCCTCCTTTCCAAGCGATGCTGGGATGATTAATCTCATGATGGGGATGGACACGTCTGTCAGTTCGATCACGTATGTCGATTCAGATGGCGTGACACAAACCTTAGACTCTTCCCTATGGTCTTACTCGAACGCCAGAAGCGGGATCTTTTCCGAAGACAGTGACGGGTGGCCTGAAGTCTCACTTGAGACCAAGTCTGATAAGGTGTTCATTAACTTCACATGTGGAGTTGCAGACAGCGACTGTGTTCCCCGCCTGATGAAGCAGGCTATCCTGCTTGAGACCGGCAGAGCATACTTCGATCCTGCTCAGGAGAACACCCTGAACACAGACAATGGCAAGAGCTACGAAATGCTTGTTAGGAAACTTATTAGGAGTTCATACCCATAATGGCAGGCATTAACGGAATAAACCGCAAGCGTATCGGCTACCGCAATCACTCCGCGTTGATCGAGTCACCCCCAACGACTCTCGACGATTACGGACAGCGTAGCTACAGCACTGGGTCATGGGCGACTGTAATCAGTGGCTGGTGGTGCGAACTTGTGGACGTTGGCGGCGGTGAAATCCTCGATGGTGTGCAGACGAGAGAAGCCACCCAGAAGGTAGCAATCGGGGATTCACCAGCCGTCAGCGGAACCGTTAACTCGTCATGTAGATTGACGATTGACGGACAAGTGTATGGGATAACTGCCGTGAGAGATATCGCGGGCAGCAACCGAACAATGAGAATAGAACTAAGGTCGGCAGAATAATGTCGGTCATGAAGCAGGTATGGGCTAGGGCAGAAAGAAACCTCCGCAGCCAGACAGGAAAGAATAAGACAAAGAACCGTGCGGGCATCATGACCAGCACTGACTTTGCCTACGACATGCAACAGCTTGCGGAAGACTTGACTAACAGACAGTTGCAGCAGATCTCAGAGCGTATGGGCACAACCATTCGCAAAGAGGCCGTGGCGTTGC